ACGGCAGTACACGAGGCAATACTTGAGCCAAAGGAATTTGATAAGAAATATGCCATTGTTGATTATATACCAAGAGGGGAAGGGTATATGAAAAAGAGAAAACAACAACAAGAAGATCACAAGGGGAAGGAACTTTTATACATCAGCAATGACAAGGAACAACCGGGAAATATTATACTGAACATCAAAAGGCAATTTATGGACAATGATTTGGCTATATTTTACACCAAGGGGGATGTTGAATTATCCCACTACGGAATGCATAATGGTGTTCCGGTTCGTGTTCGCCCGGATGTAAAAGGTGATGGTTGGATCAGCGACATCAAAACTTGTCAAGATAATTCGCCAAGGGCGTTTTTAAGGGACATCTACAATTATGGGTATCACCTACAAGCGGCATTTTATTCTGATGCATTAGGATTTGATCCTAAGAGATTTCGTTTTATTGCAATAGAAACCAAGCATCCATTTTCGGTGGTTGTTTATGGGCTAAGCGATGAGATGATCGACAAGGGTCGTTTGGCATATCAAAACGCATTGGAACAATGGGATGAATATTTACAGACCGGAATCGCAAATGGCTATGGAACAAGTGAAATGGCAAAGGATGGTTCTTTAATTTTATAAATATGGAAACACTTACACCCGAAATTATTAAAAAAGAAGTCGATTACTATTTTGGATTCGACATTGCAAGAAAAACAAGATTGAGAGAATTTATTGATGCCCGGTCAATTTATTATAAATTGTCAAGGGATCACGTTAGACCGATTTCATATCGTGTTATTGGCGAAAAAGTAAAAGTAAATCACGCTACCGTTTTACACGGCATTAAAACAATTGAAAACATTTTTCAGTACAACCAAGACCCATTTTTAAAAGAAAAATTTGAATCAATAGAAAAAAATATTATGCCGAATAATTTTAATAAGTATCTCACCAAAGAGGATCAATTTCAAAACGCCGTGATGCAGTATTTCAAGATGCAATATCCGGATGCATTTGTGATCCATTGTCCAAATGAGGGTAAACGAACACCATTTGAAAGATTCAAGTTTAAAAAACTCGGAGGGGTTGCCGGTGTCCCGGATGTTCTTTGTTTTGATTCTAAGGGCGATTTTAATGGCTTAGCAATCGAATTAAAGATCAAACCAAACAAACCTACCGAAAACCAACAAAAGTGTCTTAAAACGCTTGAAAATAAGAATTGGAAAACTGTCGTTTCTTACGATTTTGATGAATGTAAACAAATAATTGATGAGTATTTTGGAATCATTTGAATATATTAGTGGAGTATATGCTTTAATAATGAGCATTGGTGTTTTAATTTTAATGTTTAGTAAATGAGTATTCACGAATTTAAAAACGTATTTTGGAACGAGATTGACCAACGAGTATGGCGAACCAATACATCAATGGATGATATTTCCATCCGGTATGATTATGTTGGAAGAATGACTGAGGCAGAATTTGAATTGCTTGTGGAAATACTTTTTGAACTGTTCGATGACCGTAAAATTACAATAAAACAATTTCGAGATATTTTTGTTGACCTAAGAGGATTTTGCAATCAAATTAAAGATTTAACAGAGGAATAAAATGAAACCAAACTATTATGCAATCATCCCGGCAGATGTCCGGTATGATGAGAGATTGACCCCAAATGCCAAATTACTTTACGGTGAGATAACCGCACTTTCGGGAAAAAATGGTCAATGTTGGGCATTAAATGATTATTTCGCCAAATTGTATAAAGTAGATAAAAGGACAATTACAAGGTGGATCACAGACCTTAAAAATTGTAATTATATATCAGTTACCATAAAAAGAGATTCCGAAAATAAAATCATTGAACGTATAGTCAAAATTGTCGGGAGGTCACGACAAAATTGTCGGGAGGGTATAGACAAAATTGTCCGAGATAATAGTATAGTAAATAGTAATAATATTATAAATATTAATAACCGCAAATCAAAAACAAGCAAAAAAGTGTCTGATTTTGCGGACAACTATATTAAATGCTATGATGCCATAATTGAATTGTTTCCTCAAAGAACAAGACCAAAAACAACGGCACAAAAAATTAAATGGTTGGACACTATCCGATTGGCAGATGAAAAAGATAATTGCAACCCACGGCAACTTTGGTGGATTGTAAACAAGGCAAGGAATGATTCGTTTTGGCAAAAGAATGTTTTAAGCATTCCGGAACTCAGAAAATCAAAAGAGGGCAGACTGCCAAAATTAGAACAATTAATTCAAAAACTTGGAGGAAGGGAATTTGATGCACTACGATAAAAACAAAACAAAACAAACCGAAAAAAGGTGTTTAGATGCACTTTCAAAGTATGGCGATTTTAAATTGTCTGAAGATGAGTATTCGCCTTTTGATTTGTATGGATATACCAACAACGTAAAAACGCTAATTGAAATCAAAGAACGATCTGAAATGTGGGATCGATGGTATATTGAAAAACAAAAAATCGACAACCTTAGAAAACTAAAACACAAAACAAAAGACCCCTTGAGAATTTACCTTTTGATCGTTGTTAAAAATGATGGGTTTCTTTTCAAGGTTGATGACATATTTGAAATGGGAAAAATTGAACGGATAAGAATGAATAAACAAACATCAAAAGATTTTCCGCATATAGATATAAAAATCAGAAAAGAAATTATTAATTTTCACCACCAACTAAACTTATTAAAACTTAAATTAAATGATTGATGAATTTCTAAGCCTTGGCATTGAACTTAAATCAAACGCCAACGTACAAAAAACAAAATGTCCAAAGTGTTCTCACAAAAGAAAAAATAAATCCGACCCTTGTTTGTCGGTAAATATTGAAAAAGGTGTTTACAATTGCCACCATTGTAATTGGTCAGGCAATGTAAAATTCAAGCCGAAAAAGGAATATATAAAACCGGTTGAAACTAAAATTGAATTATCTGATCGGACAATTGGATGGTTTAACAAAAGAGGTATTTCTACCGCTACCCTATCCCATTGGAAAATTGGCGAATCAACCGAATACTTTCCACAAGTAGATAAAAGGCGGAAAGCAGTTAATTTTAATTACTACCGAAATGGCGAACTGATAAACACCAAATTCCGGGATGGTGAAAAGAACTTTAAAATGGTTAGCGGTGCGGAACTGATATTTTACGGCATTGACAACATCAAAGAAATGGACACCATTTACATTGTCGAGGGCGAAATGGATGCATTGTCATTATCGGAATCGGGGATTTATTCCGTTTGTAGTGTCCCCAATGGTGCATCAAAGGGAAATCAACGCCTTGAATATCTTGACAACTGCTTTGAATACTTTACAGAAAAAAAGGAAATAGTATTATGCACCGACAACGATGATGCCGGTTTATCACTTAGAAATGAACTTGCAAGGCGATTCGGAAAATTTCGTTGTAAGTATGTTGACTTTGGAGAGTACAAAGATGCCAACGAGGTACTCACCGAAAAAGGTGCAGAAACATTACGATCCATATTAAAAGAAACTAAGTCATTCCCACTTGAAGGGGTGATCAACATCAATGACATTTGGCAAGATGTTATCAACTATAATGAAAAAGGGATAGTCAACTACTCAATTCAACTTGCGGACTCGGATGAGTGGTTTAAAATGGCTTTTGGGGAGTGGTCAACCATTACCGGAATACCTAATTCAGGAAAGTCAGATTTTGTCGATCAAATATCTTGCAATCTTGCCCTTAAATATGGATTTAGAACTGCATACTTTTCCCCGGAATCGTTTCCCTATGAAAGCCACATAAAACGATTGGCAAACAAACTCAACGAAAAGCATTGCACAACCGATGATTTAAACCGGACAAAAAACTTTATTGAAGAGCATTTTTACTTTGTGAAAATAGACCTTGAAAATCTAACGCTGAAATCGATACTTGATAAATTCCGGGAACTCGTATTTCAAAAAGGAGTCAACGTTTTGACAATTGACCCTTGGAATATGCTTGACCATTCGGCACAAAAAGACCATTCATATATCGGGAGGGTACTTTCTGAGATAACCCAATTCGTACAACAGACAAACACCCATTTATTTTTGGTCGCACACCCAAGAAAAATGGAATCTGAAAACGGCATCTTTAAAATACCAACGCCCTACGACATATCCGGGTCATCTGATTTTTTCAATAAATCTTATAATTGTTTAACGGTTTACCGGTCAATTGGCGAACGAACAATGTATGAATCGGATTCGGTGCAAGTACATATCCAAAAGGTAAAAAGAAAAGAAAACGGTAAACAAGGATATTTCACCGTTGCACCGGACTTTAAAAATGGGGGTGTATATAAACCAATCGATGAAAAGAAAAACAGAATAACAGTCGTAAAAGACACAATACCTTTTTAATTATGAAAATTTTAAATTTATATGCTTGTTTAGGCGGTAACAGATTTAAATGGGATGAAGTAACAAATGTTGATGTTACTGCTGTTGAATTAGACCCCGAATGTGCAAAATTATATCAAGAAAGATTTCCGAAAGACAAAGTTATTGTTGCTGATGCACATCAATATTTATTAGATCACTATAAACATTTTGATTTTATTTGGTCATCACCGCCTTGTCCGACACATAGCCGAGCGAGGTTTTGGGGAATTGGTGCAAATGGTAAAAATCCAGTTTATCCTGATATGAAATTATATCAAGAAATACTTTTTTTAAAACATCATTTTAAGGGTAAATATGTTGTAGAAAATGTTATTCCATATTATGAACCGTTTATAATTCCACACAAAAGAGGAAGGCATTTATATTGGACAAATTTTAATTTACCAAATAATTTAAATGATAGAAGAATTGCAATATCACAAACAAAAAACGAACTTAAAAGTTTATCTAAATTTCATAACATTAATTTGAAAAAATATCAAGGGAAACAAAGTAAAATTAAAATCGGAAGAAACCTTGTAGATTATGAAGCTGGAAGAACAATATTAGAAACAGCTTTAGGAATTATACGAAAACAAAACCAAACGCAATTAGAGATGTTTTAATGAATCTAAACGAGTATTTTGATGCGTTCCGTTGGTGTGAAAACAATTCCATACGATGCTATCCAAAACCAAAGGGCAATGAATTTATTTTGGTTTATGAGATCAATGGACAAGCCAAAACATCCGGCAAAACGTATTCCAAAAAAGAATATGACACCAAGTGGAAAGAATTTTATATTTACCTTTACAAAAAATTTAAGGATGTTTGAAGTTGAATTTTTTCCCCTTTACGGTTTCACGGTTGGTTTTAATTATTCTAACGATGATCTTTTAGACATAATTGAGGAAAAAGATTTTAAACACACCATCCAAGTGTTCATTGGAATATTTGGATTCAACATTAATTGGTACATTGATAAATAAAAAAGGGAATGGGAAAAAGGGTAAACATTTCGGTAATCAAACCGAATGAGGAAAATCCTCGTTTTATAACTGACCAAAAATTCAAAAAGTTAGTTAAATCAATCAAAGAATTTCCCGAGATGCTTGAAGTCCGACCACTTGTTGTGGATGAAAACTTTATGGTATTGGGTGGAAATATGCGTTTAAAGGCATTAAAATCTGCCGGTGTTTTTGAGGTTCCAATCCAACAAGTAAAAGGATGGACTGATGACCAAAAAAAGGAGTTTATAATCAAAGACAACCTTGGATATGGCGAATGGGATTGGGATATTGTTGCTAACGATTGGGACATACAAAAATTAAAAGATTGGGGAATGGATTTGCCGGATTTTCCCGATCCGGAACTTGATGCACAGGAGGATGATTATGAGGAACCCGATGATTTAAAAGTGGATGTTGTTTTGGGGGATTTAATAGAGATAGGTGAACATAGACTTTTGTGTGGTGATTCAACTGATGCTGACCAAGTGGCAAAGTTAATGGATAATGAGGAAGCTGATATGGTTTTTACTGATCCCCCTTATGGAATAGGATATGAATATAATTCACATAAAGACACAAAAGGTGATGAATATTTAAAATTTTGTGATCAATGGTTTGATATTTTAAAAGAACAAAATAAACTTATCGTGATTACAACAGGATGGAAATATAAAAAATATTGGTGGTCAAAAGAACCCAAAGACGAAATGACTTGGTTTGATAAAACAAAACAATCAGGGGGTTCATCTTTTCATTTAAGAAAGACAGAACCAATCTTTATTTATGGAAAAGTAAATGAAAAATACACTTGGGATGTTTTTGAACATACATCCGATAGAGGTGATGGGATGCGTGAACTACACACTTGCCCAAAACCAATAAATTTTATATCTGATTTAATAAAACCACAAGTAAAAAAAAATAAAATTGTTTTAGATGTTTTTTTGGGAAGTGGCACAACAATGATTGCATCACACCAATTAAAACGCAAATGCTACGGAATGGAACTTGATCCAAAATATTGTCAAGTTATAATTGATCGAATGATAAAACTTGATCCAAATATTAAGGTAAAAATCAATGGCAAAAAATATCACTAATTTTGTAATATGAAACAAAATGCAACGGCTATAAAAAAGAAAGCAATGATCGAGGCATTGGAAAAAACCCTTGGGGTGGTTACAACTGCCGCAAAGATGGTTGGCATTGATAGGGTTACCCATTACCGGTGGTTGGATGCAGATAAGGAATATCGTGAAAATGTTGATGATGTTCAAAATGTTGTCTTGGATTTTGCTGAATCGGCATTGCATAAGATGGTTGAAAATCACAACCCGGCGGCAACTTTATTTCTATTAAAAACAAAAGGGAAAAAACGAGGATATATTGAACGCCAAGAAATTGCCCACGAAGGAAATGTCCAATCTACACTAATAGAATGGAAACCGGCAGACAAAGAAAAGTAGAACAAAAGTGCAATCGCCAATTCTACGATTTAATTAATTCAGATAAAAGATTCAAAGTCCTACAAGGAGGGACACGAAGTGGTAAGACATACGCCATCTGTCAATATGTAGCTTACATTCTAACGACTGCAAAAGAGCCACTAACCATTTCCCTTATCAGAAAAACATTACCGGCGTTAAAAGGCTCTATTCAAAGGGACTTTATTTCTATATTAGAACAGACCGGAATGTATTTCGATGGCAATCACAATAAAGCGGAGAATACTTTTCGATATGGCAAACACCTTGTTGAATTTTTATCTGTTGATGACAGTCAGAAAATCCGTGGTCGAAAAAGAAATATTGCCGTGTTGAACGAGGCAAACGAATTGTTGCTTGAGGACTTTCGACAAATCAATATGCGTACCACCGACAATATCATTATGGATTTCAACCCATCCGACCCGGTGCATTGGATATATGATGACATCATCCCAAGGGAGGATTGCGACACTTGGATTACAACCTACAAAGACAATATGTTTTTGTCTGATGATCTTGTTTATGAGATTGAAAGGATGCGTGAGCGTGATCCGGATTATTGGAGGGTATTTGGTGAAGGTCAAAAGGCGGTGTTTTCCGCCCGGCAGATATTCAATAATTGGAAGTTTATTCCCCACAAAGATTTCCCGGAATTTGATTTACATACTGAGGCGGTCATTGGATTGGACTTTGGATTTAGCAACGACCCATCGGCGGCGGCAATCATATTCCGCAAGTCAGATAAATTGTATGTTCACGAAATCTTATACAACACCGGAATGACCAATGGTGACATCGCTGATTATTTCAAGGCAAATGGTTATGATCAAGTGTTAACGTTTTATGATAGTGCCGAACCAAAGTCAGGGGAGGAACTCCGAAGGTTGGGTATTGTATGCAAACCGGCAATCAAAGGTCAAGGGTCAATCACCGCCGGGATTTCGCTTTTAAAAGAATTTGATGTCATCGTAAGCCAAGAATCAAAAAACATATTCAAAGAATACAATGGATACTATTGGGAACAGTTAAAAGATGGTACAATTATAAACAAGCCGGTTGACCGCCTAAATCACCAAATGGACTGCTTGAGGTATGGCGTTTATTCCCAATATAGTAAGCGAAATGATTTCTTTGTTATTTAATTATTATTTTTGTAAAAATATAGACTTTAATGGCATCACTATTCGATAATTTCAAAAGGCTCGTGACTAAAAACAGTCAAGCCACAAATCAACTATTTAATCGGGCGATTTATAACTTTTTAGGCGATACAATAATCACGAGTGCCGAAAACGATGATTCCTACATCAACAAGGGTTATCGTTTCAACTCAACCGTTTATTCGATTGTCAACCTTATAACAAAGGCGGCATCAACCGTGCCGTTCCAAGTCTATGAAGTGCAAAGTCAAAACTCCCTTAAAAGATATAAGGCACTTACATCAAACGGATTCGATGCCAACGCAACCCACAAGGCACAAGTCATTTTAAAAAATGAAATGATCGAATTGGAGGGGACTGAAATCCACGAACTGTTGAACCGACCAAACCCGGCACAATCTTACGCATCATTCTTGACTGAGGTCATTGCGTTTGGCAAGCTAACCGGAAACCGTTACATCTACGGAATTACACCGGAGAGGGGTGCAAACCAATCCAAGTATGGCGAACTTTATGTTCTACCAAGTCAAGCAATGGAAATCCATTCCGGTGGGTTTATGAAACCTATTGACCATTACACCTTGGAATATAATGGCACATTCAGAATCGATGCCGATGATGTTTGCCACATAAAAGATTTCAATCCTTATTTTGATGGGTCAGGGCAAAACCTTTATGGTATGTCACCACTACGAGCCGGACTCCGCTCAATGGATGCCAACAATGAGGCACTTACCACCGGGGTGAAATATCTACAAAACCAAACGGCAAGGGGTGTTCTTATGTCAGAGGAAGGCGATTTGAATGAAGTACAAGCCAAACAACTCAAGGAGAAATTCAGACAACAATACCAAGGATCAAATAATGCCGGGGATGTTATCATTACCCCCAAGAAATTATCGTGGGTAAACTTTGGATTGAATGCGGCTGACCTTTCCCTTATTGAACAATACAATACCACCATCAAAGACCTTTGCAATGTTTACAATGTCCCGGCGGTGTTGCTTAACAATGTTGAATCGGCAACGTACAACAATATAAAAGAGGCAAGAAAAATGCTTTACACTAATGCGGTGATCCCCGAACTTATGAAAATAAGGGATGAACTGAATCGTTGGTTATCGCCCAAGTATGGCGAAAAGGTGTTTATTGATTTTGATTATACCACCATCCCGGAACTGCAAGAGGAAACCGATAAGGTTGTCGCTCAGATGTCCCAAGCGTGGTGGCTTACACCAAACGAGAAACGAGCGGCGATGTCTTATGGTAAGGATGAGGAGAACGAAAGAATGGATGAATACTACATCCCGGCGAATCTTTTGCCACTTGGTGATTCCGATATGCCCGATATGACACCCGAACCAATAGAAATTGAACCGGCAGAAAAAAGACAAGTGCCGGGGATGAACGACATTTTTACAACAATTAGTGAGGCACAACAACGAGCAAACGAAATGGGTGGTGAAGGTTACCACGAACACACTTATGATGGTTATACCGTTTATATGCCATTTGAAACCCACGAGGAATATGAGGCGGCAAAAGACAATCGCCTTGATGAATTTTACGGCGAGATGGATGCCGATTCTTTTGACTACAATTTCGAACTTGATAGTCGATATGATGATGATGAAGATACCGACCAAGATGGGGGAGAAATCATCCAAAAGGCACCACAAATCCGTGGGGCAATGGAAACGGCGTTGCGTAATAAAGTAAAAGACCACAATGAGGAATATGGTGACAACCCGGCGAAAAGGGCAACATATTCAATGTTGGCAAGGTCATTTGTAAGGGGGATTGGTGCATATCGCACAAACCCATCATCGGTCAGACCAAATGTTCAGAGTGAAGATCAATGGGCATTGGGTAGGGTCAATGGATTGCTTTACGCACTTAGAACCGGCAAATTCAAGAGAAGGGCATACGATACGGATTTACTACCGGAGGAACACCCACTATCATCAAAAGGCAAAACAGAAAAGGCGGAAACTTATTCCGATTACCCACAAGGTGCAACCAACAACGCCAAGCGAATGTTGGAATGGCGTGAGAAATATGGTCGTGATGTTGTCAAGGGTGGGACAAATATAGGTTGGCAAAGAGCCAACGATTTGGCAAACCGCCGCCCTTTAAGTTTAAGCGTGGTTAAGCGTGTCAACTCCTTTTTAGCAAGGCACAAAGACAACGCAAAGATTGATCCACAATATAAAGATGAGCCGTGGAAAGACCGGGGATATGTTGCATACAACCTTTGGGGTGGTGCGGCAATGGTATCTTGGGCAAAACGTATTTCTGAAAACGAATAAAATATGTTCGATAGGGAAACTTGGAGAAAAGAATTTTCCCAACAACTCGACATTGGAGAAAAAGCCGAGGTTGCGAGATTCAAACGATACTACAATGAACAGTACAAAACCGCCATTGATGGTTTTCTATTGGACAACAATCCAAGAGGTGGCAATAATTTATTCAAATCAAGCGAACTTGAAAATCTTTACATCCAACTATATTCCAATATCGGCTTACGATTTGCTAAGTGGTACGCCAAAAGTTTTGACCGCCTAATATCCAAAAGGCAAGATGTTTCCGGGTTTGATGATGTATGGAGTGAGGGATTTGCCGAAGCCGGAAGAAAGGTTGCCGGGCAAAGGATTGTTTTATTACAAGGAACGGCTAAGGCGGAGGTAATAAAAAACTTACAACGATTTATGCAAGACCCGGAATTTATGGCGTTAGGTGCTGAACAAAGGGGTCGCATTTTACGTTCAAGGTTTAACAAGTTGTCAAAATACCAAGCGGAAAGAATCGTGCGAACTGAGGCAACTTATGCGGCGAATCTTGGTGCGGAAAGGTCTGCCCTTGATATGTTTGGATCGGATGGTCTGCAAAAAGAATGGCTGACTTCCATTGATGGTCGTGAACGGGCATCACATAGATCAACCAACGGTCAGATTGTAGATATGGACAAGCCGTTCAATGTAGGCGGTGAACTGTTAATGATGCCGGGTGATCCAAGGGGATCAGCAAGAAATGTTGTCAACTGCCGGTGTGCGGTTGCACACTTACCAAAACCGGATGCACAACCCACAACACAACTTGAAGGGTTGGCGTTTGGATTAGCCGGTGAAATGGTCGCACAAAATGTTATTGATGAAATTTAATATCTTTGCAATATGAATAATATTATATTTAAGCAATCCCCAATGGGGGAGATAATTGATGCCGATGAAAAAGCGGGAATCGTTAAAGGTTACGCATCGGTGTTCAACAACGTTGATTCTGACAATGATATAATTAAATCCGGGGCATACAAGAAAACCATTGCCGAAAACGGTAGAAGGGTTAAGTACCTTTACCAACACGATATGGATAAGCCTATCGGGAAAATGGTCAACTTGGAGGAAGATGAGAAAGGTCTTGTCTTTGAAGCCGAGATTGCCAAAACCCAATTGGGTATGGATGTCATTGAATTAATTAAAGCCGGTGTAATTACCGAAAACTCTGTTGGTATTCTACCCATTCAAAAAGAAATGGTAAATGGTAGGCGTGAAATTAACGAGGTTAAACTCTACGAGGTTTCTGCCGTTACACTTGCCGCCAATGACCAAGCAATGATTTTGGATGTCAAGGGCAACGTTGATCCAAATAAAGTAATTAAGCGATATGATAATATTGCAAAATTAGTCCGCAAAGGGAATATATCTGATGAACTTGGATACACTCTTGAGGCGGAGATATTAAAATTGAAATCTATTTTTATGAATATGACCACTTCGCCAACTGACATTGAGGTTACGAAGCCGGAAGTCGTGAAAGGGGATTCAACCGAGATTTTAAACTATTTGTCTAACGTTCTAAAAAAATAATAAAATGAACGAGGAAATTAAAAACCAATTAGATCAAATCGGTGACATCGTAGATTCAAAGATTGAAAAGGCTTTCAACCAAGCACAAGAAAATGCTAAAGGTGAAGTTGAATCATCTCTGAAAAGCGAAATCACAAATTTGACTAATGATTACAACGAAAAGATGGAAGCCGCTACAAAGAGAATGGATGCCATCGAAATGGAAAGCAAAAAAACGCTTTCAGGTGTAAACACCAAAACCTTTAAAGGTCAAATCGAAGCCGCCATCAAAGATGGTGCAATCGAGGCACTTGTAAAAGGTAACACCAACGCCGCAAGATTTGAAATCAAGGCAGGTGATATGACAATGGCTAATGCCTACACGGGTGTTGTTGCCGGAGAAACTGTAATTGAGGACTTTAAATTTGATCCCTCAAGAAGCGTTCACATTAGAACTCTTTTGCCTATCGGAAACACCGATTCACAAACAATTAGATTCCCTAAAGAATCTGCTTATGATGATGGTGCTGCTGCAACTGCTCAAGGTTCTGCCGTTGGACAATCTGATTTTGACATTACCGCCACAAGCGTGAATGTTGAGAAGATCGGGACATTTATGAGAATAACTGAGGAGATGTTGAACGATACTCCTGGATTATCTTCTTACCTATCGGCAAGAGTACCCGGAAAAGTATTGTCTGTTGAGGATACTGAAATCCTAAATGGCGATGGTTCTTCACCAAACCTTGATGGTCTATTCACCGATGGAACTGCTTTTATCACATCAGGTGGTGCATTTGATGATGCAGTAGAATCTGCTAATGAATTTGATGTTCTTATTGCTGCATTGAACCAATTGGCACTTGCTAACTATCAAGCCGACACGATTCTTTTGAATCCTACCGATTTCCACAAAATCGTATTGCTTAAATCAACTGCCAACGAATATTTGAAAAATCAAATCATTCAAGGTATTCAACCCGCAATCAATGGTGTGCCAATCACATTGAACACCGCCGTTACTGCCGGGAAATTCCTTGTTGGGAACTTGGCACAAGCATCTCAACTATGGGTGCGTGATGGACTTGGTATCGAATTTTCAAGAGAAGATTCTACAAACTTCAGAGATGGATTTGTTACTGTTAGAGCGCAAGAGCGTGTGGCACTTACAAACTATTCTCCAAATGCTATCGTACAAGGTACGTTCTCAACTGCTAAAGCGGCACTTGAAACTCCTTAATCTAACGATTAGTTTTGACTTGAAAAGGGTGGTCATATCGACTGCCCTTTTTGGGTTTAAGAAAATAAATGTAAAATATTTTTTATATTCTAAAATAAATTATATATATTTACACCATAATTAACAATTTAAAAACAACTTAAAAACAAAATTATGAAATCAGTAAACGTACACAGAAAAATTAATTTAAGAGCCAATTTAATCGGAGTATATACTACAAGGTTTGGAGATTCTAAAAAAGCCGCTTTAACTGTTAATGAGATTTTTAAAGCATCGACCTATAACAAATAAAACCAACCGGGGGTGGCAACACCCCCTTTGTATAACCAATATTTAAATTATGAGAAATCAAAATGATTACAGAATACAAGATTCACCGGAATATATAATGGTGAAAAGAATTACCAACGAGGAAAATCGCAAGAATATCATTGAGGCATTGAAATCCTTTGCAATATTATTGGCGGCGTTTTTTATATCAGTATGGGCATTCACTAATTTTTTATTGCACATTGAAACCATCATTGATTGGTGGAATAATTTTCACATTGAAATATTTTTATTAGATATTGTAATATGGCTGAAAAAGATAATTTCCTAAGTAAGGAAAAGGATATGCATATCCACCGGCACATCAACATAAATCAAAAAATTGTTAATATCAAAAAATTTAATAAATTAGTAAATAAATTAAGATAGTTTTTTTGTTTGATAATTGTTGGGAAATGTCCGCCATTCACTTGGTGGGCATTTTTTTATACCTTTACATTAAACCAATAAATTGAATAATAATCAAAGAGGGTGTTTTTCTGAATACCTTTTTGCAACCGAGTGCATCAAAAGAGGCTATCAAATATCAATGCCACTTTGCCCGGCATCAATATATGATTGTATTGTTGACAACGGCGTTGACTTGTTTAAAATCCAAATTAAATCCACGATTAGAACTCCCGAAAAAGAAAACCTAACGACAATACACGTTCCATTACAGAACAACAAAAGGATTTATGACAAAGGGAGTGTTGACTATTTCGCCGTGTATGTCACTTTATACGATGGTTTTTTTATATTTAAAAATAATGGCAATATGCAATCGGTAAGATTGTCGCTTGTTGGTAAATATTCAAAGAATTTTAATAACTTTGTATTTACGAGGGACTCTCAATCCCATCAATAATTCATTTTTTTTGTTTTATGAATTATATTAATAAGTTTGGTTTGAAAGGGTAGCATTTAAGTGTTACCCTTTTTTTTTATCTTTGTGCAAATAACATATTATGAAAATATTAATGAAAAAAAGCGTTTTATCCTCTGAAGGATGGCGTTGGGAAGAAAAGGTTTACGATGTCGATAATAAGGTCGCATCGGATTACATCAAAAAAGGAATCGGCGTTGAATTTGTCGAAAAGGTAAAAGAGGAAAAAAAAGTAAAAGAAACGAAGGAAAACAAAGTGGCGAGAAAACGAACCACTAAAAAAGCCAAGTAAATGCCTTACACCAAAAACACTTATTTCAGCGATCCGCCAATTACGTTTCAACCGCAAATGAAAATCAATTCCACAACCGGAAGTGAAATCATTACTGCGGCAAATGTCAAGGATTTTGCAAGAATTGACACCACGGCAGATGATACGATTATTGGTCAGATGATCACCCAAGCGAGAATCGTGGCGGAAAATTATATCTCAAAAGATATTGTGGCAAAAAATAGAACTTACTATTTGCCATTCGCCAACACGAGAATCGCATTACCTTTCGCCCCGGTTGCATCTATTTCATCGGCAACAGTTGATGGAACTGCCGCCACATATTCAGCAAAAGGTTTGGATAATGAAATAATTGAACTGAATGAACTACCGGCAAAAGAAGTCAAAATCACTTATGTGACCACCGGTCTTGATGATTCATTTCTCAAACAAGCGTTGTTGCAAATGGTTACGACTTATTATGACAATCGGTCTGATTTTGTGACCGGAACAATTGTGCAAGAAATAAAAACAAGCACAAGGAATTTATTGTCATCATATAAAACCTTGTTTATTTAATGGATGCCGGAAAACTTGATACAAGGGTTGAAGTAAGGCGATTGACAAAGACTGCCGACACTTATGGGGGTTACACTTCCACAACGGCAACTGCATCGACTATATGGGCATTCAAAAGAGAAACAAGCGGTGACATAAGCCAAGAGAATGGAAAGCGTAGGCGTGAGGTTGATATTGAACTTATTGTTCGTAAAAAAACCGCCGACACGATCTTAAACACCGACCTTTTAAAAATCGAAAACGTTTCCGGGGAATACCGTATCAATGGCAAATTTGAATCCGGATATAAATATTATACAACCATAAAAGCCACAAAAATTGATTAGTGTTAAAATCAAACAGAGCGATTTAAATGATTTGAACAGAAAACTCAATCAACTAAAAAGTTTTTCCAAGGAGGGACTTTCAAAAGAGATTGGCGATACTGCCTCTTTCTCGGCGGCGAGGATGAAAAAAACGGTTGTATATGATAAGTCTGATTTAAAGAAACAAATTGGATACGGTAGAATGGGCAAAATGGCAAGGGTGTTTTCAAAAACTTTTTATTCGCCATTTGTTGAATTTGGAACAAGGGATGGGAATATGAAATTCGATGATATGTTAGAACTCGGTATTCCGAAATCCTATGCCGAACAATTCAAGGCAAATCCATTAAAGAAGAAAACGAATTTAAATGCAAGACCATTTTTCTTTTCATCGATTAGTGTGGAACTCAAAAGCCTAATGGACAGACTTGACAGAAGATTAAATAATTTAACACGATGAACGAGGCATTACACTTTATTAGAAAAGCCATTTTAAGCCGTTTAACGGATGCAATTTCGATTGGTGGCAGTTATGTACCGGTTTATAATAGAGTGCCATCTGATGCATCTGAGCCGTATATAAGGGTGTTTTCTGTAAGTAATAACGAAAGCGATTTCAATGCCACAAGTTTTATTTCGGAATGCGTTACAAGATTGGAAGTTGTAACGGCGTTTGATTCTGATTCAGGAGGTGAATTGCAATCAAATCAAATCGTGAGTAGTATTTTAAATTTAGTCCGCACAAGGTCGAGTGGCTACTATGATTTATCAAGCGATGGCTTTAAGGTAATAACTTGCACAAATGGAGGCGTGACATATTTCGAGGATGATTTGGAGGATAAAACTTATTTCCGAGCCATTGTCGAAATATCAAATAAAATAGAAAAAATATAATGGGTGATCTTAAAATATACGGAATCAATATGGGGGCGATTTTTTTATCGCTATCGGATGTAAATCCGATTTTACAAACATTAGTTTTAGTGGCAACGCTAATTTATACAGTAATTAATATAACCCAAAAATTGAAGAAATGAGTAAAAACTTAGGAAAAGAAATTTTGCACTTTAGCGGTTCGCTTTTGGTTTTCGGTCTTATTATCTTGATTATGTATTACCTTACACAATACAAGATTCCGGAGGACAACCGTGATCCGATTTTGACTCTGACCGGAATGATCGCCGCATCCCTTTCAATGATTATTTCATCCATCACCGGTTCAAAACCCAATGAACTAAATGATGCCAAGAAAAAAATATCATCTTTGGAGATGAAAGTTGATATGCTTGTCACTCAAAAAGATGGTCTTGAGGGTATGCTTATCAAATTACAAGATGACACGATCACCCGCTTGATGCTTAGAAAAAGCGGAAAGGATGATTGTGGAAACGAAGATTGTAAAAGTGAGGAATAATGGCTTTAAGGTTTTTTAAATATGAGGAATTTGATTCGCCGGATGTCCACGATAGTGGGAGGTATATGGATGCTGATTTTTTGGCAATGCTCGACAATGCTCGTGAAATCGCCGGCATCCCTTTTAAAATCAATTCCGGGTGGCGAACAATCGAACACAATCAAGAGGTTGGAGGAAAACCGAATTCGAGCCATATTGTTGGAAAAGCGGTTGACATCGCAATTAGAAATTCAAGGGAAAGAGGGATTATTTTGTCGGCTTTACAACAAGCCGGATTTAACCGGTTTGGGGTTGCCAAAACTTTCATCCACGTTGACTCGGATGGAACTGACTTTCCCGATGGTGTCAAAGACCCCAACGTTTTATGGTTATATAGCTAATACAGTAGGGAGTACAATATGCCTAAAAAGAAATTTAAAGATACGGCAGTAGGTTCTTTTCTACTGCAAAAGATTCCAAAGGTAGTCGGTGCGATTGCACAAGATACTCCGGTGGGGAATGTCATTGAGGCAATAATTGGTGGCTCAGATATGTCGGCGGAGGATAAGGAAGTTGCCTTAGAAAAGCTAAGATTAGAACGAGCCGAAATGGATGGGGTGACCCGAAGGTGGGTCGCTGATGCAAAAAGTGGATGGTTGGCACAAAATGTCCGCCCTTTGACTTTGTGTTTTTTTACAATTTCTTACATCGTTGGATGGTATATGGAATATGACCTAACAACAATCACCGGCTTAATGCAAGTTATTCTTGGAGGTTATTTCGGCAGTCGTGGGGTCGAGAAGGTGTTTGGAAATAAACTCCATAAGTAATGGCGAAAAATATTACTAATTTTGTAAAAGCCACGAAAAGAAAACGCCCCGGTGTTCATTCAAAGAATGCATCAATAAACCAAAAAGGTTGGAAAAAGAAATCTCGTGGTCAAGGTAAAAGAAGATAAATATGGCAACTCGTGACTTGTACTCCTCAAATAATTTTTATCGAATGTCATTCGGCGATTATGGATTTCGCCTTTTGGATTACACCCACGGAAATGCATCAACGCCAAGTGGTGAATATTTCTGTTCAATAGAATGTACCGAAAATTCCACCATTACACTTACAAACGACACCCCCGGAGGGGATGATGGATTTACAAGTTTTTCGATTAAAGAGGGTCACATCATTTATGGTAATTTTACTGATATATCAATCACACACGGTCAAATAATCTGCTATTTGCGTAAACCAAAATAAATGCTTGGTCTTTCTTTTAACGTAATTTCAAGGTCTAAGAAAACCAAGAAAATAATTAAAAAATATCTTCAGGACAACCTTGAGGATTTATGGAATAATACAGAGGACAGATGGCAATCCTATAATTATGTCATCCCACTTACTTGGGATTCTATCAATGAAGTGTGGAATACATACAACGAAAGATTGCCGGAAACTTGGGAGGTGTTGACTAAAAATTGGAATGCGGAAACTGAATTATGGGATGAAATATAAATTTGTTAAATTTGTAAAAAATAAATTATGGGTACTACGCTATCGGGATTAAAAATAAAAGATACTTATCAAGGTCTTATCAAATTGACTGATAATGCCGCCGCATCCGGTTCAACAAAGGAACTGACTGATGGGGTTGGAAATGACTTAAACATACAAGTTGACACCACCGGAAGATTGGAGGCAACATCGTTTGTAAAAACAAGTGGAACATCGAGTCAAATCCTTTTGGCAGATGGTACGGTCGGGACAACTTTGGGAACAAGTTTTTTGGCAGATGATTCGGTAACCTTTGCAAAATTAGAGGATCGATATTCTGAACTTTCGGCACTTGGAAGTGGGACATCTTTTGCATTAAATTTTAGTAATGCTTGTACATTTACGGCAACCGCATCAGCAGCAGCAACATTAACCTTTTCAAATGCCGTGCAAGGTCAAGTGATTGATTTAATTATTACGGGAAATTATGCCCTAACATTTGCAGAAACCGGGTCAACTTTTAATCGGGTAGGTTCAACCACATACGATGGGTCAGCAACAAATTTGATTCAAATAGTCTGCACCGATGATACATCCGGTTCAAAAATATATCACTATTCAATTGCCACTTATTCATCGGCACAACCACAATAATATGAAAGCAAGAACTGAAAACGGTCAAATAAAAATTTATAAATCTCTACCATCTGAATATACCAAGGATGATGGAACTGTTATTTTAAACTTTAGAAATGCCGATGCTGAAACTATTGAGGCGGAGGGTTTTTATGATGTTGTAAAATCATCATTTAATCCATTGACCCAAACAAAGGGTGGGATTGAATTTGATTCTGAAAATAATGTTTTTACTAATGTTGTTACCGATATTGATTTTGACCAAGAGGTTGATATTATTGGAGAAGATGGAGAACCAACCGGTGAAACAGAAAAAAGATATAAAGTTTCAGATTTACAATTAACTATTTTGTCTGAACTAAAACAAAAAGCAAATCAATTATTACAACCAAGTGATTGGCAAGTCGTAAGGAAATTCGAAAGGGACATCGATATTGATTCAGATACACAAACGGAAAGGTCGGGCATATTGACAGAACTTGACAGAAAAGAATCGGAGGTTAATGCGTTGACATCCTATGCTGACTTGTTGCAATATGACAAAAGATTTTTCCCACCATCTGAAGATGAAATAGTATGAGTTTAGGCAAAAGATTAATTAATACAGGTGCGGCTGCTGCGGCAGCTTGTACTACTGATTCCACAGATCCATTTGGCGATTCAAGTGGTGTAGCATTATATAATCTTGATTATGATGCAAGTACTGCCCCTGATGGTACTGACTATTCAGGCACACCTACTGACGTTACCTTCGGAGTAGGCGGACAGATAAACTATGGTGCAAGGTTTAATGGGAGTAGTAGTAATATAGATACCAATTTAAAAACTCAAAATGTTGGGAGTCATTCTTTTTGGTTTAAGGCAGACGCAAATCCAAGTGGCACAGAAGTTATTTTAGCTTCAGGATATGGCTCTTCAAATAAAGGAGTTAATATTCTATTAAATACAAGTGGTCAAATAAGGCTTCAAATAAACGATGGTGGTGGTGCGCCAAATGCTTTAGACATAACTACATCTTCTTCTTATGCTGATGGTAATTATCACAATATAGTTGCAACTTGGGATTTAACATCATCAGGCACAAATTCTTATTTATATGTTGATAATGATTCTGAAGTAGTTTCTGGAAGTGGATTAACAAGCGGTTGGACTTCAGGAGATTCAACCTATGATATTTTCATAGGTGCATATTATAATGATTCACAAAATTTTGATGGAGATATAGACCAAGTCCGCATATTCAATAAAGCATTAAACTCTACCGAAGTATCTACTCTTTACTTAGAAACCGCTTGTGTATATACATCTACCACAGACATAGTAAACTATCCTGCAGGGACTACACCTGTAGCTTATTACAAATTGGACAACAGTAGTGAGGACTTTTCCACAGGAGGTAACGATGGAACTGACACGAACATTGAGTACAGATTTGGGCGATTCGGTCAAGCTGCGGTGTTTAATGGCACTAATGGCAAAATATCAACACCTATTACATCTTCAGATATTGGCACAAGTTTCACAATTTCTTGTTGGGTAAATGTTGATGCTGCATCTGATAATTATCACGTACCCATTGGTAATTATTCATTAAGCGGAGGGTGGTATATGGCTATGTTTAATAATATGAAATTCAATTTTTATAGTAGTGTAGGTGGAATAGACTTTTCTACTACTGCTACTTATGAATATGGAAATTGGTATCACTTTTGCGTAGTTTTTACAAATAACTCTGATTTAAAAGTATTTATAAACGGTGATAAAGAAACAAATTCACAATCTGTTGCGGCAGGGACAAGCACTGCGGGTATTCAAATTGGAGTGATTGGAAGTTACTCATCATCTACTAATACAGAATTTGATGGTAAAATAGACCAAGTAAGAATATACGACACCGCCCTTACAGATAGCCAAGTAACAGAACTATACAACGAAAAACCTGAAGTAGATACATCTAACTTTAAGGCGGTGTTGTATGAGGGGAATTCACCCTATGTTTCAAACGTAGGTTTTCAGCCTGACCTTTTATGGGTTAAGGGTAGAACTTTTGCAAGTAATAACAGACTTTTTGATTCCGTTAGAGGTGCGAGTGCAGGTTCTTTAAAGGCAAATGGAACTGATGCAGAAGCTACAGCAAGTGGTCAAAGAATTACCTCTTTTGAAGCTAATGGTTTTATAGCTCCATCAGAAGCAGGTGATATAAATCAAAGTAGTCAAGACTTTGTAGCTTGGGTTTGGAAAGGCGGAGGCGATGCAGTTGCAGGAAGTGGTACTGCCACAAACGTTCAAGTTAGTGCTAATACAGAAGCAGGGTTTAGTATTGTTACTATGGATGCCGATGCAGGAGTTAGAACAGTTTCCCACGGACTAAGCCAAGCACCTGAATTAATTATTTGGAAGTCAAGAACAAGTAGCGGAAACTATTGGCAAGTATTGGCACAAGCTGCTAATGGCGGTAATGGTCATTTAGGAAGATTGGCTTTACAGAGAAGCGATGCTTTTTTAGCTGTTTCAAGCGTTTGGAACAACACGCAACCAACAGATAGTGTATTTACTTTAGGCACAAGTTGTCCCGATAAAGGGGTCGCCTACTGTTTCCATTCAGTAAGCGGATATAGTAAGATAGGAACTTATACAGGTGCAACTTCAGGAGTTACTGAAAATATAGGATTTGAGCCATCAATGGTAATAATTAAAAATATTACACAGTCAGACCCTTGGGGAATCTTTGACAATAAAAGACCAAGCGGAACAGGAAATAGAAGTTATCTCTACCCAAGTACAGCAGATGATGAAGATGTTTATAGTGGGAGTTTGTCAGGACTTACTTTAACATCAACAGGGTTTGCCATAGACAATACAAATAGTCATATGGTTAATCAAAATGGAGAAACCTATTTATATATGGCATTTAAATAAGATGGAAGATTTGAAGATATTTCAGAAAATTAAAAAGTATTATATTTGTAAAAAATAAAGAATTATGGCATCTACTGTTTACAACGGAACAAATTTATTATTAAAATTCATCGCTGATGGCGGTACTTTGGCAACTATCGGTCACTCAACGAGTGCATCTCTTTCGTTGTCTATGGATGCCCCGGAGGCAACAAGCAAAGATTCGGGAGGTTATCAAGAAGTGATCGCCGGACTTAGAAGTGGAGAAAT